GGCTTTACGGTGTACAAGCGTACATCCCCTGCATTCATCCAGTCTGCCTTTGTACTTCCGGCATTTGTGCAGGGAGATGCGCCCGCATGGAGCGAATTTCTCGCAGTCGAATCTGGGTTCTGTGTGATAGATGTTCATGCAGTAAGTTTTTTGATCAGACTCATGTTCTTCTCCACCAGCCGGATAATGCAGTCATGATACTCCGATGTTCCGTTGCATACGGCTCTTGACTGTACTATCTGAAACGATTTAAGATTGACTTCAACAGTTTCAATACGTTTACTACCTATCCGGGCAGAAAGGATAAGGGAATCCTTCTTCTTGAAATATTCATTTGAGAAAACACAATGGTGCATGATTTCTCCTTCCTGCTGAAATTCCTCAAGGCTTTTCAACGGTATCACTACTATCTTGCCATCCGACAGTTTCAAATCAAAGAATTTCGATTTCTCTTTAATGTAGTCTTCGGCATATTTCTTAAGCTCAAGCAACCGCTGCATATCACGTGCCTTGCGCGCCTTTTCATCATCACGCTTTTTCTTTGCCACATATAAGTCATGGGCTTTTTTCAGATTCGTAGGGCAAACATAGTAAGCGTTATGCAGGTCTTTATGATAACGTTTCAGCAAGTCCAAATAATCAAACCACATCGAAGCATCCTTTATTTTATACTTATTCCGAAGACAGATTTTTATAGATGGCCAATAGTCATTAATTTTATAACGTTCCCTATGCCAATAACCCAACAAATCATATCGCCTTGCCTTAAGAAGCGTTTCAAGCTTTGGATTAGCAGGAATAATATTAATTGCATCAAGAAATGACAGTCCATGAAGTCTGTAATCTATTCCCATCCTTGTGTATTGCGGTTTGAATACAGAATCCGGATGGTATTTATCACAGCAAACATCATTATCTTCGATATAATAATACGATCCCACAGTTTTGTTACGAATTTCAAGATTTCCACACCAACCACTACAGCCTGTATTTCTTGCAAGAGCCATCACTTCCCGTTTTCCATCGTCTTTAATCCAATGTTGAAGCACTTCCCGAATAAAATAATGAGGTTCCCTGCCTTCACGATAATAAGCATATAGTTCAAAGCATCGGAGAACCTGGAACTCTTCACATATATCCGCCTTTCCTATTCTTATAAACTGCTTATTAGTACGTTTCCTCGACCATTCTATTTTTAAGGATGCACCGCAACGAGGACAAACGGCACGCTTGCGCTTTACAAGTTCTGCAGAAAAACGTTCTCCGCATTCCATACATATGATACGGGACTTGGTAGCATATCCTATATGGTCTAGGCAATCATTATTCGCCCACTCAGCCATCATACTTTCTATATCAGGTAGCTGGCTACTCAAACTAACTACCCTAAACTGTAATTTCGTTCTCGGTTTCATGATTAGAACAAGCTCATTTGTTGTACATTATCATCCGCTTTCTTTCGGACGTTTTTCTTCCTGAGTGTCTGGTATTGTTCTTCCGCCAGCCGTGCGATTGCTTTGTCACGTGCCGCTTTCTTATCTTCTTCGGTGAGTTCCACAGGTTTGGCGGAGGATGATACGGACGTTTTTTCTCCGGCAGGCAGCCGGTTTATTTTGATATCGTCCTCATCATAGTAGTGCACTGCCATCCCGTAGACCTCCTCGTCTGAAATCGCTACGGCGTTACCACGCTTCCTGGCTTCACCCATGATATAACTACAGCATTCATCAATGCTTTTCTTCTCATTCGCATATTTGGGGGCGAACAGTGAATCTTCTTCCGCCCGTTTGTCCAGATAGGCTTTGATTGCCTGTTTGAAACTTTCATTACTTGCCATGGTTACTTAATTTTGAAGTGGTTGATAATATTTATTTGTGATTGATTCTGATGTTATACTCGCATAAGAATTTTCCTATATCGTCGCTTGCTATATTGGGGGGTGGTGCATTATCTCCGTATATAGCCCGTATTGCATCCTCATTTCTCCCGTATGCCTTCCAATAGGTGTAGGCAGTATGGTTATTGGGAACGTTAGGAAAAAGTTCTGTGAAGGCGCTGAAATCGTTTTTAGCCTTTTTTTTGAGCTCCTGAATGTTTTTTACTCCCTCAATCATGGCGCACGCTGCATCTTCTATCCGGGTGAAACCTTTTTGGGATTGTTTCATGGCGGTTTCATTGGACAGTTTGACGTGCTCGTCTCTTCTATCCCTGCAAAAGTCCGATAGGGCTACCATAATGGACTGGTTGTTTATCCTGTTTCCCCAGACGAACTGTCCACGGCTCCCGTTTTTAAGCTGTGTGAAGAATATGCAAAGCTCGGCCAGATTGAGAAAATAATAGCTGGCCAATATGCTTAGCGCCGTTTCGGCAAGTTGTTGAGGTGCGATATCAATGCCTGCGTATCGGAGGATTGATTGCAGGTGCTCTGTGATAATCCTGACTGATGTGGCGTTGCCGAAGACAACATTGATGTCCGCAAGGGTGGGAATACCCTCAATCCTGATTGCTTGTGCTAATGTCAGGTTACAATTCAGCTGGGCTTGCGTGCCGGACCAGTTGTCAACCAATTGGGAGGCTGTTGATCCATTTCTCAAGGTCTGCTGGAGCGGTGTCAGTGTCTCCGGCTTTTTCCTGGATTGAGGTATCTGTCCTGGGGACATTATCACAGTGATCTGTTTTTGTAGGCTTGTTTCCATTTTGAAGTCTTTTTTCGATTATCCAAAGGTTAGCCCGGCTGTCCCATCGTTCAATTTTAGCCCCGTTGGTGTTTTTCCAGCTTAGCGCATCGAAGTGGTAGAAGAATATCTCCGCCTGCTGCTCCCAGTCCGGGAGCTTGTCACGGAAGTAATCTTTCACCTGTTCCAGGGTAGGGGCTATAAATTCGGTTTTTGGTTTTGAAGGCTTCTTTTTAGGTTTTTCCTGCTCGGGCTTAAATAACTCGCTAGAGTTATTATTATCTTTACTCTTAAGTCTTATATTAATGTTAGCCTTTTTACTTAAAGGTTTACTTAAGTCATTACTTAAGAGTTTACTTAAGGGTTTACTTAAATCATTTAAGTAATAAACGGGCGATTTCGCATTTTTCTTACCTGACTCAAACTGTAGTAAACCTTTTTGCTGTAATCTGTTCCTGACTTCAATTACGGTTGGTTCTGATATACCGGTTGCGAGGACGATTCGTCTGTTGGGACACTCAAACGGATTCTCCCAACCCCGACTATTGCACTCGTTCAAAAGGAAGAAGTACAAATAAACTTCGTTCGAGGAAAATGCTACACTCTGATGTGTCTTCCAAAATTGGTTTACGTAATCTATATAAGTCATTGTAGGTAAGAATTTACTTCGTTTATGAACTCCTGTAGTGAATGGCAGATAACATACTTGTTTTGGTATCTCTCTGCTTCTGTCTGCCACGTTCGTTGGTGCTCGCTCTGTGTACCCTTCGGTGTCTTCATCTCTATACAGAGGGAAGCCCATCCCTTTTTGGGTATGAGCAAAATCAAGTCTGCTACACCTCTCACTGCTCCTTCATACTTCATCCGTGCTCCTGTCTTGGCATCACGTTTGCCACCGTTGGGCACTGCAAAAAGCATACGAGCCAGTTTGGGATATTGTAACCGGAACCATACCAAACAATCATGTTGTATTTGGCTTTCTGATAATGGTGTTGTCTGTTTCCTCATATTCTTCCGTTGAATAGGTTCATTGCCATATCTACCACATTCTCCTTAACTACATCATCCGTCCCTGTCACTCCGTTGGCTATTCCTTTTTTGGTCTGAATGACATCATACATATATTTGTCGATAGTATCCTTTCCAAGATAGTAGTAACAGTTTACGTTGTTCTTTTGTCCGTTCCGATGTGCTCGGTCTTCTGCCTGCTCACAATCGGAGAAAGTCCATGGGAACTCGATAAACGCCACACGGCTGGAAGCTGTCAATGTAAGACCTGTACCTCCTGATTTGTAGTTAAGGATGATCAGCTTGCAAGAAGGGTCGTTTTGGAATCGGTCTACCGCTGTCTGTTTTTGAGTAGCATTGTCTTCGCCTGTAACGGTGACAGCTTCAGGGAATATCTTCTTTAATTCCTGTACTACTTCTTTCAGGTAAGCAAAGACTATCAGTTTCTCACCTCCGTCAATCACGTCATGGATGAATTCGGAAAAGACTTTGATTTTTCCCCTGGCTGATATGGCTTTCAATATTCCCATTTTCACCATTACCTCGCCTCTTAATGCCTTGGCCACCTTTTCATCGTCCGCATTCTTGTAAGTTCGGAGATACTGTATCAGGTCGGCTTCCGCTTTGTCGTATTCTTTGCGATTGGATATGTCCACCTCTATATATTGGCGTGACTTGTCCGGCAACTGAGTGAGTACCTTGGCCTTTTCGCGCCGGAAGAAGCAGGTCGATGATAACCTCCAGTTCAGTTCTTTCACATTGCTTGACTGTTTAGGTCCATCGCAGAACCTCTCTACGAAATACTTGTATCCTCCGAAATCCTCTAATCGTCCCATTATCTTGAGTTGTTGTATAAGGTCTGTATTGTTGTTCACTACTGGGGTTCCCGTCAGTTCCAAGATATATTCTTTGCCTTTACATATTCCTTCTACGAACTTGGATTGCTGGGTCTTGGTGGATTTGCACTTGTGTGATTCGTCAATGACTACGGATTTGAATAACGATATTCGCGGGTCAAACTCAATGGATTTCATGGTAAACCGTGCTTCCTCCTTTACTTTAAGTACAAAAAACTTTTTCAGTGATTCATAATTTGTTATGAATATGTTGCAGCATTTAGTCTCAAAGAAACGGTGCCAGCTGGCTTTATTGCGATCATCCAGAATCATGGCATTTTTTCCGGCAAATTTCTTAAATTCACGTTGCCAGTTTATTTTCAATGCGGCCGGACAAATGACAAGGCACGGATACGCTTTTGCTATCGTAACCGTGCCTATTGCCTGTAATGTCTTTCCCAGTCCCGGTTGGTCCCCGAATATGCACCGCTTGTGCTGTAGCGCATAAGCGATGCCTTCTTTCTGATATTCGTACGGTTCCAACAGCAATCCGTGTGGAACCGTAAGTTTTGGAAGGTCGGGAATAGTATAGTCATTATACTCTCTTGTTGTCACTTTGTGCTGTACCCGGCTGCATATCTTTGTCTGTACCGCCCAATCTGCCATCATCCTCACGTATTCCTTATCTTGTAGAGATACCTTCCAAGCTTTTTCGTCAGCGATATAGGCTGCCCGGATATTCTGTTTTACACTTGGAATCCGTTTGACTAGCTCCACTAATCTTGGATGATATGGGAAGGCTAGTTTGAAGCAGTTGGGGGTAGTAGTTACGCAAAATGGGGACGGCGGTATCATGATGCAAGTTGTTTGACTTTACGTGGTTTACGTGATTTAATTTTCTTTCCGTTCATTATTATGTCAACCCCTGCATCATTCATAGCCTGCTGGAATTCCGCAACCTCTTGATTGAAGTCTGTACCGGCTTCTGGAATGGCGTCCGGTTGTACGTCTGCGTTCGCCGTGTCTTCCTCAAACGGAAGTTCCTGTTGTACAATTCGCCATTTTTTGTTGAACAGATACTCTTTGACTTCGAACTCACAGGATTGGATTTCCTGCTCCAGCTCGAAGGCATTGATATACGATTCATTCTCATTATTGAACATGGTGAACGGAGCGCATAGGTTCAGAACTTTTCCTGTTTTGAGAAAACGTTTGGCTATCAGAGTAACCCCTTCATTATCTCCATCTCCGCCAATGGAATACCCTGTAACGTCAAGCACCTGTCCTATGATATCAGGCACTTCATCTACTGATTCTATACCGTCCACTTCTTTCTGTTCTGTAAGCAAAGCGGCGTGGGGATTCAGCTTGCTGAACGCATTGATAAGGTCTGATGTTACCAGGTTCTTGCCTTCTACGGTGGTTGTACCATTCTCATCCTTGTAGGTGGCCACCAAGGTACTGTCCTTGGTGATTTTAGCTTTTATGATCTTCATTATCTTCTATATTTATATTCGTTGACAAATTCGTTATAATAACGGTCTTCCGGAAGGGGAAGTGTTATTCCCAGTTCCGTGGCTGCATCTGCTTTGACCTTATTCAAAAAGTCCGTCATTTGCAGTGTATTCAGTTTCGATGTGCTTCCGGCTATGACCGTTTCTTTTCCTTTGATAATGGTTGTCCTTCGTAGATATAGGTTGCAGTAATAATCGTGTACATCCTGTTTGTCCGTTCCTGTTTCCTGTTCGATACAGGTAAACCAAAGCCACATCAGGGCGTTTTGACTTAATGTGCGCGGCTCTGTGTAACGTTCGATAATTAACCTGTAACGACCGTTACGGAGCTGCGAGCACATGAAATCAAAGGACTTGTTCAGTGTTACCACACCTTTTTCTTTTATAAGGATAGCTTCTTGTGCCATTATTCCAGTCCGAAAATCTTCTTGTCCGTGATAGATTCTCTATTAGCTTCCAAAAACTCTATGAAATGTTCTACGTGTGCCGTGAGCAGTTTCACTGTCTGTTCGTGATTGTAAGTATAATATTCCGGATATTGCGTACCACTGATAAGCGGTGTGCGGCTGGTACCGCCTTTCAGCGCATAAGCCGTAAACTCAAATGCCTTTATGTTTTCCATCTGACCGGAAGCAATTAGGCAATAAGGGTAGACATGGCGCTGCCACCCGTGGGCGTATTTGCCGAACTCGTATTTAGATGTGGATTTTATGTCATAAACAATATCCTTTCGGAGTTCGTCGATAAATCCGTATAACTCCACATTTCCGTACTGGGTAGGAAGAATGGCGGATACATAGACCTGACTTAATGAGCCTTTGAAATACTCTGCCTGTTCTATACACCATTGTCTGTCGAAAAGGAAATGCCGTGCAGGTGCGATATCCGTTGCGGGGAAAGCTACTTGTATGGTATTGGTTTCCTTATCGCCAATGATGGAGTAGGGGGAACGCTCTGTCGGCACGTGATTTTCGCAATGGACATAGCAGTCAATGATAGCATTGAAGGCTGTTCCCTTGTCGGCTGCTTCACTCTCAAACGGTACACGGTTGATAGCATCCAGAAGGTCTTGCTTCAGGCTCTCTTCGATTTCTTCCGGAGAGCGTTTATACTCTCCGGTTTCATTATCAATGTTCCAGAAGTTTTCCACTTCTTCATCAGCTCTCAGATACTTGTCGAATTTGTCAAGTAATGAGGGATAGATTTTATAACTAGGCTGCTTCATATATTTTTTTGACTTTGTCGAATTTCAACCCTAATTCCTTGCATCTTTTATTCAGTAGCATACCTGCTTGTAATTTGCTGTCGAAGATATGCTGCAGGCTCTCCAGTGATTGTTTCACTTCGTTGGCCGTGTCCGCATCCGCTACCATGGCTATCTGTTCCTTGATAACTTCCATAAGACCTTCATATTCGGAGGACAGTTCTGCCTGTTTTTCCTGATAGGTCTGATAAGTGTTTACAATCTTTGTCATAAAGTCGTTCGGTCCGGTGATTGTACCTTCTGCATTAATGATAACTGGTATCTTTATGCGTGCCGGAAGATTGCAGGTATTCTTACCGTAGAATTTCTCGCACGGATCAAAAGAGATGGTTCTGTCCTTACCTATGGCTTCCATATAGCCTACAAGATCAAGCTCTTTAATCAGGTCACCGGCAGAAGAACCTCCGATTTCCGGGCGTATCTGTTTGTCCTCTCCGTTCTTTTCCTCGCGTTCATGGGCTACGAATATTACTGATTTACCCATTAGTGTGACTTGGTTTACGAAGTTGATGAACATATTCTTTCGTACTCCATATCCTTGCAGGGACAGTGTGCCATCCGCTTTCTTCATTTTGGGATTGTTTTTCATTATATATTTATCCATGAAGGATAACATTTTTCCTGCCGTATCAATAACGAAGGTCTTGTATTCGACAATTTCTCCGCTCGTAAGAACTTCATCCACCTCTTCCCATTTGGAAATTTGTACGGTGTCTACACGGTGGGCTGCATTCACACGGTGAACGCCACCGTCAAAGTCCAGGAGTAGTGGCTGGGGAGAGCTTAACGCCAGTGTGGTCTTTCCCATACCAGGTTGTCCGTAGATTAATGCCGACAGGGCATTCTTAACTGTCAGTTCGTTAGGTTTTTTGATAAGTCCCATAATCAATAATTTTTAGTGGTTAATAAATGAGTTTAAAAAAATAGTTCCCGGATAGTCGGCCAGGACACACCGGGATAAATAAGGATATAGAATATAACATATAAAGAGGGCTCTCACCTCACGCTGTCCTTTCCAGCGGCTTTGGGTTAAATTATTATCTAACAAATTCTCTCTGCTTCACTGCCTTGAAGTCTCTAACATGGCTACGTTTAAAGGGTGTACGGCTCCCTCTCTTTGGGTGTGGGTAATACAGGATTCGAACCTGTATCTGTATTCCTCCTGAAAACAATCACAAACCGTCTGAACGTAAAGAAAAAAGTGAATACCGCTTTTCCATTAAGCTAATTACCCGTGTGGCTTATGCCACTTTCTTTTTTAATTTTCTAGGCTTCCTTGGTATTTTGACCTGTGCATAACGCAGGACATCACTGGCATTGCAGAACCATTTCCCGTTTTGTGCGCATGTAGGCTTGTCGGAACGTATTTTGTTTTCTTCGATCAGTCTGATAAGCCTTCCTATGCCTCCAACTATTTTGGCCGCTTCTCTTTTACCGAATGTATGGGTGTCCATGATGGCTAGGATGTCTGCTAGCCGTGCTTCTGCCGTTCCATCAAATAAGATGGATGTCCGTAGTTGGTTGTTAACTGTATAGTTCATAATCTGAATCTGTTTTTGTTCGTCTTGTTCTTGATACTTGGGTGGTTCTTGTCTTTGCTCTGCTGCATTGTCTCATGTCGGGATGAAAATCCAATGCGGCAATGACAAGGAACAGGATGGAGAAGAATATCTCAAGCCCGTGTTTACGTATCTCTTTTATATCGAAGTTGATCTTCATGCGCTCACAGAACATGTATAATACAAGCTCGGTATCTTTGGAAATACCCAGCTTTTTGTATATATCCCGCTTCTGTGCTTTGATGGTCCATTCCGAGCGTTGCAGACTGTCGGCTACTTCCTTGTCGGCCAAACCCTTGCAATATTGTTCGGCGACAAGATGCTCGCGCTCTGATAGCGTAATCATGACACACGCTGGATTTTAAACTCTCCGCGCTTGCGGTCAACCTCTCCTGTTCGTTTCCAATCGGCATTTTCTACACACATCTCCAATCTTAGTCTGGAAATGGTTGTGTTGACGGAAGATATCGCACGCACAGGGAACACAACGATATCACCTACCTTCATTGCTCTCAATGTGGCCGCCCAATTTTCTGTTACTTTTACCATATTACTTCAATTTAGCGAGTTTAACGATGTTGTCTAGAGCATTAATGCTGCTTTCGTGTCGTGCCTGTAGGCGGGTGAACGAATCTAACCACATGTCGCTCTGTTCCTTGACTTCTTTAAGGTCTTGTTCCAGTTCTTGCACACGTCTTACAAGGTCTTCGTGTGTCATGCTTTGTAATTCTTCTACTGTTGTCATAGCTTTATTTTTTTTGATTTTCAATATTGTCAAGTTCGTTGCTTATCACTAATGATGTTACCGCGAAGGCGGTGGATGCTATCCAGAACCATACGCCCATATCGCACATGGTAATAAGGAGTATCGCGTATGATACTGCGCATAATATTGATATTGCTTTCATTGTCATAAGTAGATATTATTAGTTTGTGCCCCGATAACCTCTCTCTGGTCTTCCCACCGGAGTTGTCAGCTACTGTTCTTCACTGCATAACCGTTCGGGGCATGATTGCCCTTACTTCGCCCGGCTGCTTGCATCGACCTTGTTACAGGCTGCTTGCTTCGACCGTTAGTTCTCGCGTCCTCTATGCTGGGATTGAGGGTAAGCGCCAGTATCGCTTTCTGGAACGGATTGCTAAGGGCAATCACTCCATGTAGTTCCTGCCATACCTTTTACGGATTGTTTCCGGTATCGAGACCGGACAGGATAATCCTGATTAATGTCATTATTAATCTCCGCAGTACTGGGAGCCTAAATATCCACGGCTGTTGGAGTTGTAGCAGTCTGACCATTCGGCTTTGAAAGTGACTTTTTCTGCTTTGACCGGAGTGAACACCTTGTTATTTCTTTCTTCCTGTTGTCTTGCCAGCTCTTCCTGCATTGTAACATTCAGTTTTGCCAGTTTCCATGTTGATTTCAGAACTTCACCGAAGGTCTTGCCTTGTTTCTTGCCTACATACTTGTAAGTTCTGTGGGCATCTCTCATAATCTGTCGTAAATCGAATCTTTTCATTGTCTTACCTCTTTTTAGTTAGTCAATATTTTTGCACTTCCGAACTATTTTTCGTTCCTTTGTGCTGTTGTTTATTGTTTGATGTTGCAAAGATACAGAAATATTTTCTGTAACAAACAAAACTACAGAAAATAAATCTGTGATTAACTTTAATTATCATTTATGGAATTGAAAGATTTTATAAAATCAGTTCTTTTTGATGTTACAGAAGCAGTGAAAGAATGTCAAGAAGAACTGAAAAATGGAGCAATCATATCACCTAGCAATCGTTCTGCAGAGGAAAAGGTAAGAGCGGTTAGTGGGGATTTGAAGATTTCCTATATAGATTTTGAAGTGGCTGTTTCAGCATCTTCTGAGAATTTAAACAATGGAGAAAAAACAGGAGGGGTAGAGGTAAGTGGTTCTGTAATAGGAGTTCGTTTTGGTGGAAAATTTGGAGGAAAATCAGTTAGTGAGGAAAATAAACAGGTTAATGAGAATGTCTCTAAAATTAAATTTTCAATACCTGTTATTTACCCTACGCAGCCAGTGAAAGAACGAAATACTAGGGCTAGAGCTTTTCTTCCATGACTTTGATAATCGCTTTAAGATCCTCGTAAGCATCATTGACGGCATCCTGAGGCTTGTCGCTGTGTTTGAGATAAATGAAATAAATTCTCATGAATAAGCGTCTGTGATACCAAAGTTTGATTCGTTTAAACATAGCAATATAGGTTTTAAAATTCAGTGCAAATATACAGAAAATAAATCAGTATGACAACAAAGCAGAGATTAATATCATTTTTGGCTTATCTAAAAATTAGTCAAGGTAAGTTCGAGAAAAAAGTAGGATTGTCTACCGGGTTCGTGAATAATGTGGGTGATAGCATACGTACCGCATCTTTAGATAAGATAAAGTCTGTTTATCCAGAGTTGAACACTGCATGGTTGTTGACAGGGGTTGGAGATATGTTAGATAGTGAAAAAAACAGTCTGTTCTTAAATAGTCTTAGAAGAAAAGAAAATGAAGAATCTTTTGATAAGAAAGATATAGAATATACAAAGGGTTTCACCACATATCTTCTTCCCATGTCAGCTATGGGAGGAACGCTTACGGGGTTTGCGGCTCCAGGCGCAATGCTCCAAAATTGTGAGGCTATAATTTCACCCATTGAAGATGTAGACTTTGCCATTACAGTATATGGAGATAGTATGGCACCTGAATACCCCTCAGGTTCCCGTATTTTGATAAAGAAGATAAACCCCAATATCTTTATAGACTGGGGTAAAACATACGTTTTGGACACTGCAAATGGGGTTATAGTAAAGGAACTTCATGAGTGCAAGGGTAAGGAAGGTTATGTGAAATGCCATTCGGTAAACCCGGATCCGAAATTCTCGGACTTTGACGTTCCTTTGTCAGAGGTGTACGGCGTATATCGAGTACTTATGTGTATGTCGGCAAAATAAGAAAAATATGCTCAACTGGAAAAATCTGAACGGAAAGAAATATCTTCATTTTGTTCCGGATGAAGAATGCACATGTATATATGTAGATGTTCCTATACGCGCTATCTTATATGAAGGATATAAGACATGCTTGATTAGCTCAGGAGACTTCATCATTTTAAAGCCGATTGGTCAAAAATCTTTTTCACTAAAGTCTGAATATTCAGGCGTCTTGACTTATATGGCTAAAGAATGGGAGATGCATGGAGTGCTATTTTCTGATACTGAATCTGATTTATTGTATATTGATACGTCTGAATCTAGTATTATGGAGTATAAAAAATGGATTGATGAGTTGGAAAACAGGAGAGCAATAAATAAAATAAAAGAGAAGCTTCTTGCAAAGAAACGAAAGCAAGACTTAGAAAAGGCTGCACTGCAAGAGTTAATGGATGAGGGAGAAATCTTTCCGGAAGCAAATAAGCGACCTCCTATGCCTAAAGAAGTCGTTGATGTAGTTTGGAGAAGGGATGGAGGAAAATGTGTTTATTGCGGTTCTACTGAAAACCTGCAGCTTGACCATATTATTCCCTTTTCCAAAGGTGGTGCGACTACAGTGGAGAATCTTCAATTATTATGTCAAAAATGTAATTTGCAAAAATCAAATAAAATAGGATGATTATGAAGAAATTATTTATGAAATTAGCTGTGTTAACATTTGTTTTACTCTTGTCTTTGACGGCATTCTCTCAAGACAAATATGGTCCAGGAGCTGTACCTGTAAAAGATGGAGTGGTAACTTTTACAATGATTAATCAAGTGGAGGGAAAAACAAAGTCTCAGTTGTATTCTTCTGCAAAAATAATTATCGCTGATGTGTTTAGGTCAGCAAAAGATGTTATTCAGTCGGATGATAAGGAATCTGGAATTATGATTTGCAAGGGAAATACGAAAATTCAAAATGCATTAACAACTGATTTGATGGAATTTACCCTAAAGATAGCTTGTAAAGACGGAAGATATAAAATAGATCTTTATAATATTACTTTGACACTTGGGTATGGTGACGATTCTCCTATATTTCAAGATTGCAATGAAACCATTATAGACGATGTTGCATTGAAAAATGGTAAGGTTAAGAAAATGGGAGGCGGAAAGCAAAGACGGATGGTTATTGATGAAAAAGATAAAATTTTCGCTTTGATTACTGACAGAATGGCTAAAAGTACCCAAGAAGATGAAGACTGGTAACAAACTTGATATTTCTTGCTTTATTGAAACTTGAAAAGAAGAATAATATTATGAATCCGTTGATATGTGATTGTTCGTGTCAGTGGAAAAATCAAGGCCACTGCCAGCTTTCACCTTCATGCAAAGGGTGGGGATGTCGATTTCTGTCTACGCCCATTGAAGAGATTCCAGCAACAATCCAGGAGAAAGCAAAGCTCTTTTCCAGAGTGTATCGGGAAGCGAAGCAAAAGGGAGTGCTGGAATGCCTGCACTACCGATCAATTTTCATAGATGAGGTGCTGGCCAATTTGCCGAAGGGTGAAGTGTGTTAAATAAATGGTTTATGTTATTGTTTATTGTTTGATTTTCGTATATTTGCAATAAATCTTAATTTGAATGGGAAGTTGGAGTGAACAACAGGAAGTAAAGAAAGAAGTCAAGGAAAAGGACAAGGTAAGACGGGAAAAACTTGCCGGGTTGTTTTTTGATTTAGCAAAACTTTCATTTGCCGGACTTGTTGTAGGTGGAATAGTTTCCATGAAGCCTGATGTAGATATAACTCTTGACATATACAGGGTTATTATAGGTGGAATCTCTACCATCATTTTTATTAGAATAGGAAATACAATTTTAAAATAAAGTGGATTATGGACATGTTAAGTTTAGTATATACAATAAGTGCTGTTGTAGGTGGTGGATTTTTGGTGTGGCTTAACACAAAATCCGGGAAAAAATGGCTCGCAAATCTATAG